GTGTGGCCTTACCTGTGACATCCATGAAACGATTTGTCCTATACCAGACATTGCGTGATGAATGTAACCGCCCAATATCAACATCGAAGTGAGTTTGAAGATTGGCCATACTATTACCGACGTAAGAAGTATGGAAAACAATTCCCATCTTAGCTGCCATAACCTGTTTGGCAAGTGTAGTACCTTCTGGTACAGCATATGTAATCGTATTAGGCCTAAAAGTAATATACTTCTTACCATCAATGGTCTCCGATTTCAGTTCATCATGCGAAAACATAAAATCACCATGTATGATACCTTTAATGCCAAGTTCTGGTAGGTATTTTAATGCCAAAGATAGTTTATCAGCCAAACCACCCGAATGGTTACTCCGAATATCCGCTTGGGTATAGTTGAGTTTGGCACCTTTGTTAAAGATACTTTTAGAACCGACAAAGAACTTACCGTTATCAGGGTTGATACCGGCATAGAGTGCGGGCGCGCCATCGAACTTAGTCCGAAGAATGAGACCACCACGGGCCTCATTCAGAGTTTTGCCATCATCGGCAAACATATCTCTTAACGAGATTAAAAACTGTATAGCATTACGGGTACCTGCTACACCACCTTCTAAGACAGCATCTTCAATATGTGTAAGGTGACGGTCTTTCTCGGCGGCGGATTCGGTAATGAACTGTGATAGTCTTAACATATTATCCCTTAATTGTAATGCCGTTAAACTTGATAGCAAGGTTATATCCCTGTGCTACTTTATTATCTGGGTCGGTCTTATTAGACCTGACGGTCATATTCATAGTGATTGTTTTTTTCTTACCTATCAAATCAATATGCCAGTTTTGCTTAGATGATTTAGACGGATAAGCTTTAATGCTTTTAATTTCTGGTATAAAACCATCTAAAGCATCTTCATCGGTTACAAACTTGTAATTGGTACCATATGCTTTAACAACCACCAAAGGAACGGATTCATCCTTCTTCAATATTTGTTTCTTGATATAATCTATGGTTGCTGGCATACTTGCGTTGACATTCTGTATAATTCTACCTCTAATAATCTCTAACATTTGATCATATAAATCTTCATATTTCTGAGCATATTTCTTTTTATATTTAATAATAAGTTCAATTGACTGAGTTCTGCGTGAACGATCTTGCCAATTTTCCGGTAGACCAATAGTTGAATGAATTTTAGCATATACTTCTTTTATTAGTGCCTGTTTTGCTTTTTCATTACCGTAATCATCAAACATCTTATTCACATAAGTATTTAATTGAGGTTCTGCGGTTTTCTCTCCGCCGGCCTTTAGTGAAACACCGAGCATTTGGCCAGTAGAAAATTTAATAAAGATATCACCTTTATGTGAAGTAGGAACACCAGTAGGTTTTGCTCTGTAACCCCAATACAGTTGGGAGATTGGAGACTCTTTATCTTTTTCAACAAGAAACTTTAGAATACCAATAGCATTTTCCATTTTCTCTTTAAACTTTGATGAACCTGGCATAACATCAATAAACTGCTGGCCTGCCTTGGCATCATTACTATTAAGATATACACCAGCAGGTTTAGCAACTTTGATGAAATCATAAAATGAATTAACATCTTTAAATGTTTTTTTACCATTCATAAAAGCTAGAGAAGGACACAACTCAGTTATTGTCGAATTAAGAGTTGTTTCTGACATACCACCAGCAGCAGGTTTATATAATACTTTAACGGTATGATCATCAAGTATAATTTCGGTGGAACCAGTAGATCCACCAGACCTGCTTTGTTTTACTATAAAATTAGCGCGTTTAAATTTGGACTCAACATCACTTTTCACTCGACCTCTATCATTAGTCGATGAACGAATTATAATAGTTGTTGATTTTGATGTTGTAGCATCTACAGCATACTTATATGGAGATATGGTTTTTTCAAACTTATCTCTTTCTTTTTTATTTTTTAATGCTGATATCATTTTCTACCTACAAAAGTTTTCCATTTATTTAGTCATAATTGGTTAGTAACAACTCCATACGCTTTGGTTGGTTCTTACGATAGTTAGCAGAATTGGACCGCATTGTATATGTCAATGGAAACTCTATTTGATTCCAGTCTGGAAATCTATCTTTTACTGACTGATCGGCGTTGTAAGATATGGCCATATTGACCATAACAGAAGCATCCCGGCAATGTTGAGCAAACAAATCGTGATCAAAACCTTTATGCATAGCACCTTTTCGTCCGTATAGGTTGGAACTGATTTCATATGGTGGGTCGAGGTAGATAAATGTATCTTCTGATTGTCGTTCGAGGAGGTTTTCGTAGGACTCATTTGTGATCTTCCAGTTTTTTATGAGTTTAGAATATTCTTTAAGGTCTTCAATACCTTTAAGAGTGAAGTTACCTTGAGAGGCGGCTGCTGAGAATGATGATGACTCGGTCAGACCAGAAAAAGAACATTTATTTACGATCCAAAAGTTTATGGCCTTTTCTATATTAGTGGCATCTTTATCGTTTAGTTCTTTTTTAGATATCTCAAACAGTTCTCTACATTTGTCTACCGTATCATAATTCTTTTTGGTTTCATATAAAGCATTTGATAGAGTTTCACCATGGTCTCTTAGATGAATCCAAAAGTTATACAAGGGCCAGTATAGGTCATTCACCCACACGGACTCCAAATCATAGTTCTGAGTCATCCATAACGCAACAGAACCGCCCCCTAGGAACGGCTCTCTATAATGTTTTACATCATTCTTAGGAGGAAAGTAAGGTGCCATTTTAGTGGTCGCCTTACTTTTACCACCAGGATATCTTAAAGGTGTTTTTAATCTTGTCATTTATAGAACCTCATAATTTCCAATTTCATCACAGGTATAGATTGTTCTTTTTATACCGAACTCAACAATTGCTCTTTGACATCCACAACAAGGTTTAGCAAGACCCCAAACAAAATGATTGTCGCCGGCCGCTGGCTTCTTTACTCTGGTAATATATAACTCACATTTAGCCAAGTCTTCCACTGATATATCACGCAAAGCATCCTTAATAGCATGGACCTCTGCGTGTAAAAATATTGCTTCTGGATTCTTAGCAAACTTTGCTTGAAAGGGATGAGATTTTCTACGATTGTAACCGATGGATATGATTTTGTTACGATATACAACGGCAGCAGCAAAACGGATATTACTATCATCGTTTGCCTCGGCAATCTTTGCCAATGTGTGGAGTATTCCTTCATTCACTTTTTTCATAATACATTATATCAAAAGTAGGTCAGGAAGTCAATACAGGATACTTGTTGACAATTTTTCCTTTAATAACGGAAACAGTAGCAGGGTAAACATTACCTATATCTTGTCCGTTATATCGCCATTTAATTTGTATAATACCGACCCCACGGGCGTGCCAGGCTCTCCATCCAGAAGAGGTACCACCATTAAATGACTGGTCATATTCCAGTTCAATAACATCGGTATATTCATTAAACAGGTTATACTGATTACAATATTTAACTCGTTGGTTACCCGAAGATGGTGCCTGCACCTTTGTTGATTCCACTGGATCAATTTGAATAGGCGCATTAAACTCATCACCAATATTCTGAATATTACCCCATAAGATTTCTTTACCAGCAACAAATGCGGTAGTTCTATATGATGTCCAGAATTGATAAGAGTATTTTGGGTAGATATCAGCAGTTTCGGTAACACCTTGGTTACCAAGATAATCCATGCACCAAGTGGACGTCCATTTGTTATTATGATAATCTTCTTGGAAATAATGTCGGTTATCACCTGAGTTCCATACCATAAATGAGTAAGGTTGTCCGTCAGCACCATTACCAAAGTTATGTATTGATAGGTATCCGGCCTGTGGTTGTGGCAGGTACTCACGGAAAATAAACGCCATTACTTTTGTCCTAAAGTTGCTTTTAGCATCCATCGGTGCTTACGATGTGCGGTAATACGATCCTGCACGAAGTTCTGCCAACCCCATGCTTTTTGTTCTCCAGATATACGGAAGCACTCGTCAAGGCAAGTCAATATAGTTTCGTTGGCATCATAAAGGTTCTGGAACATTTTGTCTGGTTTAGGAATCTGTGCATCTTCTTTAATCTCGGACAGTTCAACCATACGAGCAAGTGAACCGGGTGCAAAATTATCCATAGAACGGATCTGTTCTGCTATGTCATCAACCGAATCGTGGAGTTCTTCATAGAGTTCATTCAAAAATTTATGATATTGAGGAAAATCGGAACCAATATAGTTCCAGTGATATGCGTGTGACTTCATATACATCACAAACACATTACCTAATAATACTTTGGCCTTTTCTACTACTTCTTCCATTCTAGGTCTCTTTTACATTGGTGGTTGTATTTGCTACCACCGTATTTATAACATTATTAGGAATAGGTACACCGGCAGGCCAGCAGTATGAGTTAATAACCGAAAGGGGAAATCTTGCTATTGATACTTGGTCATTCTGGTTTCCACCCAGACCATAGATATACTTATCATCAAAAGATGCTACAAAGAATACGTGGCCGCCACCAACTCTTTTTTTTGTAGCAATAGCACCAACGATTGGTTTGTTTAATTTCTGTCCGTATTTGACATAACTTAATGCCAATAGTGAACCTGTATTAGGTATACCTGCCTCTTCTAATACAGCACCAACAAAAGCGGCACACCAAGGTGTTGTATGATCGTTTTTGATTTCTGGATGACCGGACTCCGAGAAAAACTTTACAACTGCTGGATTGGCTTTGACAGAAGTTCCCTCATGTAATCCGATATATTTGCTTGCTATTACCATCCAAGGAAGGTCCGTTATGTTCTTCATGTTTTCCCCATTTGTCTAAAGGACATTTAGCATCCATTAATAATGTTTTACCTTTCATGAAACAACAACAAACTTTACATCTATATAAAGTTTTTTCTAATTCCGGGCACTCTTCACAAATAGTCAATCTTTCTTCCGAAACTTTTTTGCGTCGTGTCCATTTGGTATCTAATACTAGCATATTTAGTAGAAATCCACAATTTCATCAGCGAGACCATACTTAATTGCCTCTTTTGGAGTTAACCACACATCTTCTGGAGGTAATAGGTATTTCTTGATTGTTGCCTCTGTCTGTCCGGTGCATTTCTGATAATGTGCTATGATACGGGCACTTGTATTCTCAAACTCACGAACCGATGCCATTAACTCATGTTCTTTACCCATTGAACCCCAGGAAAATTGATGTGAGAGAATAGCAGTATTGCGGGTAATAAAACGCTTGCCTTTGACACCAGCCATAAAAGTTAATAGACCGCAAGATGCAATCTCTCCTAGTCCATAAGTATAGACTGGGATTTTGGAACCCTTTATAGTATCAATAAGAGCAAATGCGGATGCTACACTACCTCCAGGTGAGTTGATAATGAACTTCATAAACTTTGGACGATCTTTACCACTCATAAGGTTACGAGCAATAATAAAACTCATAGCATCGCTGGATGAACCATTATCAAACTCGGATGAAAAAATGTAGTAGTGATGGTCTTCTAGACTTGGGATATTCGGTGAGTCTTTTTCGTTTTTTTCTACTAACGCCACTTTCATTCTCCATTATATTAAGAGAAAGGCGGGAATTTCTCCCCGCCCCTATTTATTATCGCTGAATATGTATATGATTGTAATGACCAGGAACCCGCCATAGGACGGTGTAACCAGCCGCTCTAGCATCAGCGGCCAGCTGGTCAAACTTATGAGCATATCCAGATCGTGCTTCTACAACGCCGCGACCAACGTTCACATCAATAGCGCGGCCAGCGTAATGGGCCCATCCGTGATGCACACGATGAACTCCACCAAATGCGGGATGTTCCGAAACACGGAATCCCTGTCGCTGTAGTTGGTGCCCGTAAGCAACCAGAGAAGTAGAAGCAGAGGCGAAACCCCAATTTTCTTCCTGCTCCTCGTGGAACTGACGGACCTGTCTCTTGTTCTTATAACGTGGTTGAGGTGAGACACTCCAATTTTCTCCACCAAATACGCCGGCGAGTGGATCGGATTCCTCTTCCACGGATTGGTCTGAATATTGACTATGTTTACCGTAGTGGACTCTGGCTTCTGCCATGCCGCATACCGCAAACATAACAGATGCCGCCAATCCGGCTATAATAATCTTCTTCATATAGTTACCTTTCTGTTATGCATAACCACGCACAAGTCTCCACACAGGGTCAATATAAATTAGAATGTGAGGAGATTGTTGCCAGAAATGGCAGCGAGATTATGAGTTAAGTGCCACCGGCCAGTACCTTCGTGGTCAGGTGGCTTACACAAGTCGCAAATCGCAAACCTGTGTAATATCTATTTAGGCACTTAGATACCTTTTTCTTTATTTAATTGTGCCTCAAATACTTTATATAATCCTGTAACGGTATCGGAGTTATAAACAACATCTTTCATCATAGCAATAAGGCAAGTCATCTCACTCTTAGGTGGATTGGTTGTGATGGCAATAGTCGTACCTGTAATCCAAATAGTTTCTACCACACCTTCCTTGTTTGTCATGTTAAGCAATGGAAAAAACTTTGCCTCGTCCATATACTTAATCACATTCTCTTTTGCTTCACAGATAGGTAATTCTTCCTTTTTGGGTTGAGATTTAGCCTGTGCTGAGAAGGATACAAGGATGACGGCAAGCATGATTAACTTTTTCATTTTTTAATCCTCATCATACATTGTGTGAACGGAATTACAATAACTCACCAACTTACCTTCAGTATTACCACTTTTATGTTTAGTGATAAACTTTTTAATAGTCGGTGTTAGTAGTTCCGAAAAGTCGTCTTCTATACGAATACCTTTCAAAATTTTACATTCAGAAAGGTTAAATGTTTTGATGTATTCTCGTTTGGCCGAGTCTTCATCTTCCGCATCAATAATCATTAGGGCTTGTAAATGCCCTTCTTTATTTTCTAAATTAGTGGTGATTGTATAGTAGCACATATATTACCAACCTCCAAAGATGTCGTCTTCCTCAATAACCGTTGCACCAGGACTATTCTTAATGATAATATTCTTCTTAACTCGCGGTGCCGCAGGCGCTCCATAAACTGGGGCAGCATATACTGGTGCTGCATATCCATAACCATAAGGACCGTATCCGTATGCTTGTGAAGCAATAGCACCGCCAATGATACCGGCAGCGAGTCCAGCACCAAGCATAGCAGCACCGTAACCTCCACCATAACCCCAACCACCACCATATCCGTATCCACCCCAACCACCCCAACCACCATAACCATAACCCCAAGCATTAGCAGGAGCGGCTAAAGAGAAACTAATTCCGATAGCAGCAACGATAGCAATAACTGTCTTTTTCATTTCCATAACCTTTCATTAGTTATAATGTATATTAACACAAGGAACAGACCTTGTCAACTAGTTTATAAATTCCTTAAATGATTTCCTACTTTCGCGGATTACCGTTTTACATTCTTTTCCGTTATCAATAACGTTTATATGGGAAAAGTGACGAATCCTTCCGTCGTATATTTTTTCAATTGGTTTATTATCCAACATCTTTATATGGAGTTTTTGATGGGAAACTTTGAGATGCATTTTGGTTTGTATAGGGCGTATAATTGCTATGTCTTCAGATGGAACTAATGCCCACTGGAAAATGGTTCTCATTTGTCTTGGTTTGTTTTCAACTCTAAACGGGTTCATCTGTAAATCATCTACCTGCCACTCGGCAAGAGCATCTAACATTTCTTCTGAAGAATTGGCTTTGACCATAACCTTTTCGGTTAATCTCTTTCTCGTCTCACTGGACTTTCTCCACACATCTTGCTTCTCATCAACACCATACTGGAATCCGGCCCAAGGTAGACGGACACCGTGATTGGTTCTTACAACGATTTCTGTGTTGGGGATTATACGAACAACGGACTTGTATTCACCGGTACCATCATTCTCTCTGGCAGCCTCAATCAATACTAATTTTTTGGGAGTTGAAACAAAAATGAAACCAGTCATTTTCTGGTCGATTAAATATTTGACGGCATCCATTTGTTCCATATGGAGTGCTTTGTAGATATCATCACCGTCTTTTTTATTTGTTTCTTGAGTAAGGACCGGAGTAAGACTAGTTGTCATTATGACCAGACCATCATGGTTCATACCTTCTTGGTATGAGATGTCATGGTCAAACATAACTAGAATTTCTCCGACCTTATCTTTTTCTTCGTCGCGGAATGATACGTGAGAGACATAATCTTGATCTCTATTCTTGGCTAAAACCCAACCTGTATCTTTAAAATATTTTGCTGCGATGATACACATTTTAGCCCTAGAGATTTAGATTATATCTTATTTAGTATCCTCTTTATTAGGTACTACCGCGTATCCAGGGTAATAGAAATTTGAGGTATGATGATTGGATGCTACATGTGCGCCACGTAGACCGCCCTTTAGTTCTGTACCACCGAATACGGATGCCGCAGAAGCATATCCGTAATTTTGATATGTGTCTTTGTTATATTCGCCAGCATCAGCAGCAACGGCTTGGTTGGCGAAATAGAATAGTGCGATAAGAGAAATAACCTTATTCATTTCTTTTCCTTTCCTAGTTTCCTAAAGTTAGCGAAACAATGCTGCAACGCAACATACATTAGTATATAGGCACCAGAAAGGTTTGTCAAGTGTTAATGAAAAGGACATTTAATATTTTCTCTTTTTTTATTCCTAGTCATTAAATCAAACTTTCTTCTCCAACCATAGAAAGAAGGTCCAACGACAGTTATCATTTTTACATATTCTTCTTCCGTAAGAAGATGATTTGTAATTTTAAGTTTTCTATCACTCAAAGGTATTATATGTACCAGTGGTTGACCTGCTGGTATTTCAAATTCATAACTTTTTTTAGGAATCAAAATGTTTATGTGTGCTACATTAACAAGGTTGAAATTTAAAACACCAGGTGGTATAACAAAGTCATAATTCTCCATATTCCATGTGGCAGCCATAAACAAAAACTTAACATCTTCTTTAACACGAAATAGCCAAGGATTTGCTAATTTTGCATGATGAAAATTATTGAATCCTTTTCCCCTTTGACTTTCAGGATGTTCTGTTACCGGACTGTTAGAAGAAAAAAATTTATATCCTACCAAACCAACTTTAAATCTTAAATCAGACCAACTTTCAATTGTAGATCCCCTTTTATAAAATTCTCTAAACCCATAACAATTTTTCATATTGTTATCTTTTTGTATATAATCGTTAATGCTATTCAATTCTGTGTTTTGTTTATCTAAGATATTATAATCAAAAGTTCTCACAGAATTTGGTAAATCCAACCACCAATCAGGATAAGTTTTATATGAATGAACAATAGGTACATTCTCATATACATACCTATTGTTAATAAAACAATCCAAGTGTATCTTAGAAGTTCTATGGAAGAATGAAAACACTAATTCAGTCTTTCCACGGTGACACTGGAAGTAGATCCCATACCTATAGCCCTAGCAGCACCATAAGAAAGGTCTAGGTGCCTACCACGAACAAAAGGTCCTCTATCATTAACAACTACGGTAACGCATCCACGATGGCAAACTCGGAGGTGTGTCCCAAACGGCAACGTCCTGTGGGCTGCTGTGTGTCCGTGTGGGTTGAACACTGCACCGGAAGCTGTATGGCGGGCCAGTCTTTCACCATGCCCGTAGTAAGAAGCAACCATTTTGCTCCCAGAGGAATGCCTGCTGCCATCATCATTGCTATAATCATTATCAACGTTGCTTTTAGTTGATCTCGCATGTTTACCTCTTTTCACTCTGGTCGTTTCTACAGGTTGAACGCCAGAGATACCATCGAAAAAATCTGATAACGGATCGGCCGCTGCCGAAGTTGTTAGTGTAATAAAAATGGCCGCAGCCGATAGATATTTATTCATAACATAACCTTTCAAAAAAACTGGTACTCTCGATAGGACTCGAACCTATAACCAGGCCGTTATGAGCGACCGGCACTAACCAATTGTGCTACGAGAGTGTTAGATTTTACATTCCAAACTGTGCTTTAACCGCAGTAACAGCGGCATCAAATGCACGACCAAGAACATCATCTGTAAGATGAATATCGTGGACGCCATCTGCTCTTAGAACCTCTTTGATGGCAGAAATTGCATTTGTCTTTGTCTCTTCTGAAATCTCAAACATTATTGTCCTCCTAGCATGTTAATATCACTAGCAACAAAACCAATGATAATCGTAATAACAAAAAATATTGCCATTCTAAAAATAGCCTGTCGTTTTAATTGTTTTTCATCCATTCTATTCTCCATTTATAATAGCTGTGGATGTTTCTCTATCAATAGTTAAGATACCATTACAGACCACATTCCAGTCATCACTATCAGATTCCTTTTCACTACTTGAGGAAACATTTATTTTAAAATGTTTAAACAAATATTCTTTTCTATTTGTACCATCAATCTCAAATACACGCCAAACGTGGTCTGTTGTTCCTCTTCCTTCCTGACCTCTTGATTTATTAAACCTTATACAATATTTCATAAGAATTGTCCTTTTAATGGTGATCTCAGCAGGACTCGAACCTGCGACCTGCGGTTTAGAAAACCGTTGCTCTATCCAGCTGAGCTATGAGACCATTATGAAAACTCTGCGGTAAAAGCATCATTAATATTTGTAGGAACTTTAACTAGCATAAAAGAAGGTGTATGTCCGGCAAATGCATTTCCAGATTCCAGGAACCTACACAAATCTATAGCATCATCTTCAAAGAAAAACTCGGCAACTATTTGGTCTGTTGACAACTCATGAACATACCACAATAGATTGTCATCTTCATCAAAATCTGGATAGTATCTGTATAGTTGCTTCATACCTTCAATCCTTTGAACTTGTTTTTACCACCATCAAACTGTCTAGGAATCGGTTTAACTTCTTCCTGTCCTGAGTCCACAATGTCTTGAGCCGATTGTTCTACATCATACAACTTCATCTTGCTTTTGTCAATACCAATCACAAATCTTTTATTCTGTGATGGATCATTATAACGGTTCTTCAACTGTTTTACCTGAACCTGCTTTAACTGTTCCATGGTTTCATTTGTAATGAGTGCCAAGAACAAGTCAGCCGTGGCAGGCAAACCAAAGGACTCTGAGGTGTCGGTCATGTCCGGGTCGGAACTATTATAACCACCTCTGGTAAGCTGTGTAGCAGACCAAACAGGAACATTGAACTCAACGGCAAGACCTCTTAGTTCCTCGGCAATGGCCTTGATGTATGTATAACTATTTGCCACACCTGGTTTTATACGAGAAGATGAACAGATGTTTAGATAATCAATCATAATGGCATCTGGTACAAAGTTCTTTTTTAGGTGTAGTTCATTTAGCAAAGACCTGAAATGTGTAGCAGAGGCCGAGGATGTTGGATACTCTTTGACGATCAGCTTGCCGTTTGTCTTTGCTTTCAGTTTATCAAGGCGTGATCTGTATATATCTCTTGGTAGAACCATCAGGTCATCAAAGGTGATGTTCAGAAGATTAGCATCAATACGTTTTGATACTTCCTCTTCTGCTAACTCCAAGGTAATATAGAGAACATTTTTTCCTTGATTAAGGTAGCTGCTAGTAAGATGGCAAAGGAACAAAGACTTGCCAACGCCCACACCGGCCATAACCACATTAAGAGTTTTTCTAGGTACCCCGTT